ATTTAGATATCTTACATCAACATCAAAACTGTCACGATTCGCTCTGTCTACATAAGACCAGAGTAAATCTGTCATGTTCTTCTCTCTATTGACATTTAACCATCGAACTTCACTCTCTCGATAGTCTGTCTTTTTCGCTTCTTTATTGAATCCGACACTAGCATCTTGAGACTCGTAGGTTCTCTCTATATGTGTACATAGTTCGTCTACATAGTCTGTCGTTAGATGTGCTCTAAAGAATAACCATTGTTGTTCTCTCATGCTGTTTTCTCAAACTTTTTCAGTAGATGTCTTCGTCTTTCTTCATGCATGATACAATTCATCCACGCTTCACCACTATGTAATGTCCATTCTTCACATGCTTCATAGAGAGGTTCTAGTTCTTCCATATCTCTCTCATCATCTTCTTCTTTCTCAGGACATATATGTGATCCTTCTCTGTCGTTATAACAGACACCTGGTGATATCTCTATAGTACTACAACTACTCATCAACATACTGATAAGTATCAATAGTAGAGCTGTAAAAAATGAGGGTACTAGATCAGTAGAAAAACCGACTGGTTTTGATCTAGCTTTAGTGTATAAGTTCTGTATCTTCTTTATCATAATCTATATTCTCCTCTTCACGATAGATTTCTTCACCACAGAAGACACAATAATGTGGTATATATTGTAGTCCCATTTCGTGTTCTATCGTAAAGTCTGCACCACATTCATCACAAAATAACTCGATACAATTCTCGTCATGATGTTCAATGTTTTCCATTAGTATTTATTCTCTTTTATGAACGCTTCAAATTCTGTATACCCACCGATAGACTCTCCGTCTATAGTGATCTGTGGAAATGTTCTAGCTGTTGGAAACTTCTCAAAGAGTTCTTCTCTCGTAAAGTCTTCGTCTAACATATACTTGTTGTAAGAATGACTTGATTCTTGTACGACTTGTTGTGCTAGAAACAAAGCTTTGTCACAAAAAGGACAAGCTGGTTTACTGTATATCTCTATTTTCATCCGAATAATACTCCTATTCCGTACATACATAGTCCCATGAGACCTAACATAACAAATTGTACTACTGACATTATTGCTACTTGTCTCATTGGGTGTACTTTCTCTACATCATCTATATTCATTTCAGTTCTGCCTCAACGAATTTAGATAGTGTTTCTATTTGTTTGTCTGTTAACATAGATGCTTGACCCCACATTAACGCACTTTGTGAACCGATTACACCATTGTTCTTGTATATATTCAATTTACTACTGATAGAGTCTGCTGTCTGACCCGATAGTTGAGGTCCTATTCCACCACCACCATTCTGACCATGACACGCTGCACAACCTGACCATAGACTTCTTATGTCACTAAAAGGATCACCTTGTGCTAACTCTTGTTTTCTTCTCTCTTGTTCTGCTGGTGTACCGAACATTTTTACATGCTCTTCATAACACTCACCATAACAAGCACTGTTTCTTGAACCACCTTTGTATTCTAAATCAGGATATATAACTGTAGTGTAAAACAGACCTATTACAGCTGTAGCTCCTATTGCCATCAAAAATTCGTTCATAATTTAAAGTCTCCAAATGTATTTTCTTCTATATCTTGTTTGATCCCACCAATAATGTAGGACTCAATTTCCGTCTCTTGAGGAGCGTTTTGTTGTCCTCTAGACGATAACCAGTGTTTAGTCCATGGGAGAGGATTGTTTCTACTTGATATGTCAAATATAGGTTCTAGACCAATACCTCTGAGTCTCTTATTACAGATGTATTCAACATAGTTACCTAACAATGTCTCTGATAGACCAATCATTGACCCATCTTTAAACAAGTACTTCGCCCAATCTTTCTCCTCTTGTACAGCTTGTCTGTACATATCATAGACTTCTTCTTCACACTCTGCCATTACTGATAACATTTCTTTGTCATTCTCGAACTTCTTATAGTTCTTAATAATGTGTTGTGAAATAGCTAAGTGTTGTGACTCATCACGAGCAATCAATGAAATGATCTTCGCTGATCCTTCCATAAGTCTCAACTCACCAAAGCCGAATGTACAAGCAAATGATACATAGAATCTTATACCTTCTAGTATGTTAATTGATATCATCATCAAATAGAATCGTCTTTTGAGTTCTCTGATATCATTTACTTGTCCAAGTTTCCACCTCATAGCATAATCTATGAAATCATCATATCCTTTTGTTACAGACTCAGCTCTCTGAACTATCTCTTTCGTGTCGAGAATAGTATCAAAGACTTCTGTTGGATTAGGATATAGATTTTTAACAATATAGGTATAAGATCGACTATGTATAGACTCCATAAAGTCCCAAGCTAATATACAACCCTCAAGTTCTGGTATAGAACAGTACGGCAGTAGGGCTAAAGCAGGACCACGACCTTGAACTGAATCTAATAGTGTTTGATACTTTAGATTAGCAGTAAAGATGTGTTTTTGTCCTTCGTCTAGAGATTGATAATCGTTTCGATCTTTCTGTAGAGACACTTCTTCTGGTCTCCAGAAATAACCTAGTTGTGTTTGTGTTAGTTTGTCAAATATCGGATATTTGAATTCATCATATCTTTGCGTGTTAAGTTCCTCACCAAAGAACATAGGTGCTTTTAATGTGTTTACTTTCTTTCTATTGAATATACTCATATATTACATGCCTCACAATCTTCTTCATCTTGTTCAAAATCTTCATAACTGTCGTTCGCTACTATGTCTACTACTTCACTTACAGTATCAGCTTCTATATCTTCGTCTGTCTTACTATCGTATGTGTTCTGATAATAAGATGTTTTCCACCCATACTTGTATGTGTTCAACATATCTTTTGCCATTTCAGATAATGGTACTTCGTTATTCTCATAGTTCTCTGGATTATAACTCCAATTACCTGATATAGCTTGATCAAAAAACTTCTGCATCACTGCAACTATTTTGATATAACCATCATTGTTTGGTTGTTCCCACAACAATGTATAGAAATTCTTTAAATGAGGATATCCTGGTACTATCTGTTTCAGAGGTCCTTTCTTAGACTTCTTGATACTTAGATAGTCTCTAGGTGGTTCTATACCATTTGTCTCATTTGATACTACAGAAGAACTTTCACTAGGCATCTGTGCTGACAATGTAGAGTTTCTTACACCGTACTTGATAACTTCTTCTCTTAGTGACTCCCAATCACACTCTAATGGTGTAGATACAATTTCATCTACATCTTTCTTATAGTGATCTATGGGTAGTAATCCTTGATGATATTTAGTCTGACTAATATACCCACAAGGACCTTTCTCTTTTGCAAGTTCTACTGATGCTTTGATAAGATTGAATTGAAAATGTTCACTCAATCTATGTACTAACTCATGTGCTTGTTCATCATTGTACTTGACTTTGTTCTTTGCTAGAAAATGTGCTAGTCCTATGTAACCGATACCTAAACTTCTTCTGTTTATTGTCGAATGTTCAGCTGCTAGTACAGGATATTTCTGATAATCAATTACTTCATCTAGAGCTCTGACAGCTAGTTCACATAACTCAGGTACTTCTTTGAAATCACTTGTTAACTGACCAACATTGATAGCAGATAGAATACACAATGCTATCTCACCATTAGAATCATTAGGACTCTGTAGTGGTTCTGTTGGTAGTGTAATCTCTTGACATAAATTTGACATATTGATCTTACCACAATCTTCATTCACATCAAAAGATGAATGACTGTTACAATGATCTATGTTCATAATGTATATACGACCTGTCTCTGCTCTCTCTTTGAGTAACTCCATGAACAATGTCTGAGCGTTTATCTTAGTTTTGGGTACTGAATACGCTCTTTCGTATTGTTCATAGAGTTCGTCAAACTTATCTGTACCGAATGCATCATACAAACCTGGTACTTCATGAGGACTGAATAAAGATATGTCTTCGTTCTTTAAGAATCTTTCATAGAATAGTTTCGATATCTGTATCGAGTAGTCTAGTTTTCTGACTCTGTTGTCTTCTGTACCCTTATTGTTTTTGAGTACAATAATGTCTTCAATCTCTTGATGCCATATCGGGAAGTGAACCGTCGCTGACCCTCCACGAACGCCGTTTTGAGTACAACAACGAACTGTCGATTCAAACTTTTTAAGAAATGGAATGACTCCTGTATGTTGGACCTCACCACCTCGAATCTTAGAACCCAATCCTCGAATTCTACCAGCATTAATACCAATTCCCGCACGCTGAGCAACATAACGACCAATAGCCATATCAGAACTAAAAATACTGTCCAGAGTATCATCAGAATCAACCAATACACAACTAGCAAACTGTCGTAAAGGAGTCCTAATACCAGCCATAATAGGTGTAGGAATATTGATTTTGAATGTTGATATGGCGTCGTAATATCTTTTGACATACGATAACCTCTTCTCCATCGGATAATTCTTGAATAAGACAGCAGCTATCAACATATACATATATTGTGGTGACTCAAATAACTGTCCAGAACTTCTATCTTGAACTAGATATTTGTCAACTATCTGTCTTAGACCAGCATATGTAAACAATAAGTCTCTATCGTGTTTCATATAACTGTCTAACTTATCCCACTCCTCGTCACTATAGTATGTGACAAGTTTCTCGTCATACACATTGTAATTGATGTTTCTTGTAACGATATCTTTCAATGGTGGATAAATCTTAGAATCTTTCCATTTAGTGTTAAACACACTTTTTCTTACTTGGAACAACAACAGTCTCGCAGCCACATATTGATAGTTTGGACTATCTAATGATATAAGATCAGCAGCACTCTTAATTAGAATACTCTGTATCTCTGTTGATGTTATACCATCATAAAACTGTAAACCTGAGTTCATTTCTACAGCAGACTCTGACACACCTGCTACATCTTTACAGGCTGCTTCTACCATTCTATGAACTTTTTGTAAATCTATTGGTTCTAACTCACCATTTCTCTTAACTATTTTAGTCTCATTCTCACCCACTAACTTTACTCCAGTCACTCAAGGCCATCTTTGCTGATAGACCCGAAAATTTATTTTCATTTATTGTCTGTTCGACAACTCTCGCTGATAGACCATTTAGAATCATATCATTGATGTCTTTCTGTAATATGGATCTCGGCCATAAACAGATTGTAAAACCATCGTCAATGATTTGATCCATTTTCTTAACTAGTTCACTATTTCTCGGCTCATTGTCAAAGACTACCACAGCTTGTTCTGTAGGTACTATTGATTTTAGTTTCGAGAAATCACTACCGCCAACTGCGATAGCATTTGGTAGAAACAGACTGTCAATGGGTCCTTCTGTAACATAGACTCTTTTATTATAATCGACTGTTCGTAAGCCGTAGATGAGAGATTCTTGATCATCAAATTTTAGTGTTAGATACCTGAGTTTGTTACTGTTAAGAGCCCTGCCTGAAACACCAACAAGTTTTCCTTGTCTTGAATAGAAAGGTAAAACTAGTCTTGGATCATTTCCAAACACTCTATCTTTATACTTATAATCCAAAGAACTTAGAGATTGGCTATTTTCGATATAGTACAATTCGTCCCATTTGTCCTTTGGAATATGTCTATGATTGAGATAATCAACTGCTTGTTGTGCATCTACTGCTGGTACACAACCCACTTTTTTAAGAGGATCATCTTTAAAAACTTTTGTTGATTTCGGTACTTTGACTTCTACGAATGTAGGGTC